ATATCCAAAGTCCTTTCCCAAGTTGATCCCGTCCTAGTCTTGAATTCACATAAGAACGTAGATGAAGATAAGGGTATCGAACCTGACTTGCTAGATGACTACATCGAAGACTCTATGCAACCAGAACTGACTCTCACCTGTGGTAGATCAGGTTTTACTTTCAAAAAGTACAACCCTGGTCAAGATTATGACTGGCATCAGGACGAGGTTACCTCTGATGATGGTCTGAGGTTGGATGTATCTACCACCTTGTTCCTCAGTAACCCCGATGAATATGAAGGTGGTGAGTTGGAGTTGCGTTTTGGCGACTTTGGTGTTAGTATTAAACTTCCAGCAGGCCACGCTGTAATCTATCCGACTGGTATCATCCATAGAGTACGACCAGTTACATCAGGTGTCCGTAGGGTAGTTCATTGGTGGGACGAATCCAACGTCCAGAACCCTTTTAGGAGGGATGCCATTGTACAACTCAACAAACAACCTGAACGCATCGATCTACACACTGCTACACTTGAACGATTCTGTTAATTATGAACAAATACAATGAGGATGAAATCCTTAAAGAACTTAAAGATTACATCGCTAGTACATACAGTCAGCACTACTCTGCTGGTCCCGAAGGGTTTCAAACCCTAGACTTGATTGAAGCATGTGGAGATGGGGAATCCTTCTGCCGTTCTAACATCTTGAAGTATGCATCTCGATACGATAAGAAGGGAACTGCTAGACGTGACATCCTAAAAGTGCTACACTATGCTGTACTGTTGATGCACTTCAACGACAAAAATGCCAAAACGGAAGACTATCCTCAATGACCTGTATGAAATTTACTGAACCACAATTGGAAATCCTCGGGTTGTTCATGAACATCAACCCATCTATCATGTTTAAACCTGGTCAGAAGGTTTCAACTATCTCTAACAATAAGAATATTCTCGGTTCCTGTACTTTCAAAGACATTGAGTTTCAGCGTACTGCACCCATCTATGACTTGGGTAACATGATGAAGACCATCAAGGTCCTCTCACGTAATACTACTAGCATTCCTGACGTTGACTTCAACGATAAGCACGTTGACATCAGCATGAACAACAGTCGGATGAAGTATTACTATGCTGATGAGAGCATGATTACAGTTCCACCTGACATCATCAACAGTATCGGTGAACTATCTGTATCTACTGAACTGACCAATGAACACCTGTATCAGATCTTTGCTGCGGCCTCTGGTTACCAACTTCCTGACCTGTGCTTCCAAGGTAAGAACGGTGTTCTACATGCTATTGTTACTGATAAGCGTAACACTACTGCTAACACCCTGGAAATTGAACTTGGTGAGACTGATAAAGACTTCTGCTTCTGCATGAAGATCGAGAACATCGCTATCCTGATGACTGGTGGTCAACCCTGTCGTGCTGCGAAAGGTTACAGAATCGATCTGTATGAGCGCAAGGTCGCCAAACTGCATGGTATTATGACAGAGAGTTCATCCGTTGAAAATCTTGAACTGATGATTGCTCTTGAACCTGATTCAGAATACTGATGAACATCTTCGTTACGGACCCATCCCCATATCACTCTGCTGTGGTTCTTCCTGACAAGCACATTGTCAAGATGCCCTTAGAGACCTGTCAGATGCTTGCTATTGTATGCTCTGACAAATGGGGTCATGGTTTTGGCACCCTTCCCAAAGCAGACGGTACTCCCTATGCTACTGAGAAGGGTGCTTTTCGTAACCACCCATGTACCAAGTGGGCAAATGAGTTCGTAACTAACTGGCAGTGGTTGCTTGCTCATGGACTTGCTATGTGTGACGAGTACACTGCTAGGTATGGTAGAGTACACACATGCCAGAAGACTCTTCTAGCAGCGAAAGAGATCCTACCTACTGCTGATCCTCAGGGTCGGTCAGGTAAGGAGACCACACCATTCGTCAGAGCAATGCCTGATGAGTACAAACTTGACACTAGTATCTCTACCATCGATGCATACAAAATGTATATTGCATCTAAACCATGGGTAGCAGATAACTATATTAAACTTCCACATCGTAAACCTGACTGGGTTTGACACTAAATTATGAATGATTTCCTTTGGGTAGAAAAGTATCGTCCTCAGACGGTTGATGATTGTATCCTTCCAGAGGAGACTGCGACCATGTTCAAGGGTTTCCTTGACAAGGGTGAGATCCCTAACATGCTGCTTGCTGGTCCTGCTGGTATTGGTAAGACTACTATTGCTAAGGCACTGTGTAATGAACTGGGTGCTGACTACTATGTGATCAATGGATCTGATGAGGGACGTTTCCTGGACACGGTAAGGAATCGTGCCAAGGCATTCGTTTCCACTGTCTCTCTGACCTCTGAGGCACGTCACAAGGTGCTTATTATCGATGAGGCAGACAACACCACTCAGGATGTGCAAATGCTTCTGAGGGGGTTCATCGAAGAGTTCCAGAACACCTGTCGTTTCATCTTCACCTGCAACTACAAGAACAAGATTGCTCAACCACTGCACTCTCGCTGCACTGTGGTGGAGTTTAATGTGAAAGGTAAAGAGAAAGCACAACTTGGTGCTGCTTTCTTCAAGCGTGTTCACACCATCATGGCAGAGGAAGGCATCGAGTTTGAGATGTCAGTGCTTCGCGAAGTTGTGATGAAGCACTTCCCTGACTTCCGACGCACGATCAATGAACTGCAACGTTACTCCTCTAAGGGTAAGATTGATACAGGTATCCTAGGACAACTCTCTGATATTGCTATGTCAGATCTTATGAGTCACTTGAAGGGTCGTAAGTTTACTGACGTTAAGAAGTGGGTTGTTGCTAATATGGACAACGAACCTCATGCTGTCATGAGAAAGGTGTATGATTCCCTCTATACATACTTACAACCAAAGAGTATTCCCGAAGCAGTTCTTGTTATCGGTGAGTACCAATACAAAGCAAACTTTGTCATGGATCAGGAGATCAACCTCGTAGCATTCATGACTGAGATCATGATGAGGTGTGAGTTTAAATGATAAAGACCCATGAGTTATTCCCTACGAGAGTCTATGAGTTTCGTTTAGAAGGTGATGACATGGCAATGTCTGATCAGGCACTGGAATATATCAAAACTTTGAACATGCAAATGTATAATTTCCCTGCTGGTGTTCGTACTAGTAAGGGTGATTTGCATAAAGATGAACCTATGCAAGAGATGACAGGGTTCTTTCATGACTGTCTAGATTATATTCGTTGTGATCTTGCACTTCAAGTAGAAGAACTACGTATCTCTTTATCATGGGCAAATTGGGCACCACCTCAATCAGGTGCTGGTCATCCTCTCCATCGTCATAACTATTCTTATCTCTCTGGTGTATATTATTTCACCGAAGGTAGTGATACTGTCTTCCATGACCCTGTTGATATCCGTAATCTTGATACCTTAGAGATTACTCGCGACTTCTTCGACGGACCTGAGGAACGTATCACGGCGGAACCTGGTAAACTTCTTATCTTCCCTGGATGGTTAAGACATTATAGCAATCCTCACTCTGGTAAAAAAGACCGCTATACTATGTCTTTCAACTCATTGCCCCATGGTCCTGTCAACGCTGGTCCACAAGGTGTCCCTATGGCAAACATCAACGTATTATGATTGACCCTACACGATTTGATTTTCCATCTATCTTTGGAGTTGTGAAGTCTACTGATGGGTTGAAGCGGCGACAAACTAGACCACTCAGAGCAGAAGTCCAAGAGATTTCTATTGCTAAGTACAGTGGTGGTCAGTTGAATTATGTCGGAGCAACTGCTATTGGTCAGGACTTCCTTGGATTAGAAGATGGACTTCGCTATGAGTCTAAGGGTAAGGATAATTTATTTTGTAAGAGGATACCATGGACATCAGAAATTACCTTGAAGAATTTTCAAGGTAATAACACAGGTGTACCTGAAAAAACCTTTGACTACATGCTATTGTGGGACACAGCAACGTACACAGTTGCTATCTGTACTTGGGATGCTTGTATGAAGCATGTTACTTTGAAGGATGACTCCGTTAAGTTCCGAGTGCATACAGATGATCTGACTTTCTTGGCAAAGAATGTCACACCAATTGATAAGGGAGACTTTGCATCCCAACTTTATAATCTTATTGAGTCAACAGTATGAAACTATTGAAGACCCCTCTCAGATATCCTGGTGGTAAGTCGAGAGCAGTTACACAACTAGAACCCTGGTGCCCTGCTAAATTTAATGAGTACAGAGAACCATTTGTGGGTGGCGGTTCTATGGCAATATACATGTCTCAGTTGTATCCTGAGATCCCTGTCTGGATTAATGACAAATATACTTATCTCTACAATTTCTGGGTAGCACTCAGGGATCAAGGTGACCTACTGTCTGATGTATGCTATGCGATTAAAGAAGAAAACCCTACACCTGACCTTGCTAAGGAGTTGTTTAATAGAAGCAAAGAGGAAATATCCGACGCCGATCCTTTTCGTCAAGCTGTTCTATTTTGGGTTCTTAATAAGTGCTCTTACTCAGGGTTGACTGAGAACTCTTCATTCTCACAGAGTGCATCAATTCAAAACTTCACCAAGCGAGGAGCAGCGAATCTAAAAAACTATCAAGATCTGATTGCACACTGGCGTATCACTAATCTAGATTACTCCGAACTACTAGATGGTGATTCAGATACCTTTGTCTTTCTAGATCCTCCATACAGAATTAATTCTTTTCTATATGGTACCAATGCTGAGATGCATAAGAACTTTGATCATGAAAGGTTTGCTAAACTGACTAAGGAATCTAAGAGTGAGTGGATGGTCACCTATAATGTAGACAAAGAGATTGAAAGTATGTTCAGTGAACATCATCAGAGATACTTCAAACTTACATATGGTATGAAGCACAGAGCAAACAACAAGAAGTCTGAACTTCTCATCACTAGTTACAACCCAACCCCTAATACACTAGAACAGTTCTTCTAATGAGTAAAGAATTTGAGTATCAACTGAAAGACTACCTCAATGGTATCAACTTGAAGCAAGGTAACCTTCATGAAGATGAACGTGCCATGGCAAAGTATCCATCTTATGTCGTTAGCAAGTGTCTTGCTGGTCATCTTGATTGTATCCTCCATGTAAATCAGATGAATATGTTGTATGATCTGGATAATGATATGCAATATAATTTTTACCTACATAGTATTAGGAAATCCAAACGCTTTGCGCCTTGGAACAAATACACGGCAGAAGATGATCTAGAACTAGTAAAACAGTTCTACGGATATAGCACCGACAAGGCGAGAGATGCCCTGAAACTGCTCAACAAAGATCAGTTGGAAGTCATCAAAACTAAATTAAATGTTGGAGGAAATTCAAGATGACTAGTGAAGAGATCTCGTGGTCTCAGGATATGATGTTGGAAGTGGCACTTAAAGAACCAGATGATTTCTTAAAAGTGCGTGAAACTCTAACTAGAATTGGTGTTGCATCTCGCAAGGATCGTAAACTCTACCAGTCATGTCATATTCTGCATAAGAAAGGTAAGTATTACATTGTTCATTTTAAAGAACTGTTCGCTCTGGATGGTAAACCAGCGAACATTACTAAGAACGATATCGAAAGAAGGAATCGCATTGCTAAACTTCTGTTTGATTGGGGACTAGTTAATTTTCAAGCGGATGAACTAGTAGAGATTGCACCTTTGAATCAAATCAAAGTTCTGTCCTACAAAGATAAGCAAGAGTGGACGTTGGAAAGTAAGTACAACATCGGTAAGAAGAAAGTAACTGTTGACACCTGACCCATGTATGAGGATATGGATTGTTATGATAAAGCAATCCAACTCTTCGGAACAAGAGTTGGTATGATCTGTGCCATGGAAATGGCAAAGAAACTTGATGCTGAAACTGCTTATGCTAACATCAAGTTAGAGTTGAAAGAACTCAAAAGAGTTCGTAAGAAGTGGAACAAGGAACACAACTGATTGATTATTAATGAAATTTATTGGATTGAGAGTTGAGGATCACGATTCCAACATCACCTATACCGATGGAACCAAAGTAAAGTATCTCTCTACGGAGAGATATTTTCATATAAAGCATCATGGACTAGACAATACATGGCAGTGGCAAGACCTTACTGATGAGTTGGGTGTGCATATCAACGAAGTTGATGCCCTTTGTATTGTTAGCGATCAAGTAACCTTTGATGAGGGTGAACTCTATCGTGAGATAGATATCGGATTGCCTTGTAAAACGTTTGCAATCGATCACCACTGGGCACATGTACTTTCACAATGGCCAGTAGGCATTCCATACACTAACTATGTGTTCGATGGGTATGGTAGTAACAGAAGGTCCCATTCTCTGTTCTTAGGTGACAACTTAGAACTGTCTCATGATGTAGATATCACAGGATCTATTGGTATTGAGATGGCAAAGGTGGGTGCTGCTCTTGGTCTTACAGATAACACTCCACATGGTCTAGATCTTGCTGGTAAGATCATGGGACTAGCAGCATATGGTATCATTGATACAGAATATGCGAAGTTCCTGGATCAGTTCCCTATCAGTAGGGTGAAAGATATCTGGAACTATGATCAGTGGACTAGGAAGTGGGATAATAGTTTTGATATCAATTGGTTACGTACTGTTCATGAGACAACAGCAAATAAATTAGCAGAATATGTGGGTAATGGTGATGATGAAGTAGGATATACAGGTGGTGTAGCACTGAACTGTGTGTTCAATGGACGCATTACACAGACTGGACAACAGATTTCTACTATTCCACATTCAAATGACTGTGGATTGTCCTTAGGAGCAGTAGAATTCCTTAGAAGACGCTTCCATACAGAGGAGTTTGATGCTACTGGGTTCCCATTCTGGCAGGATGATGAAGCACCTGAGGAAGTCAGTGATGAGACTATCAAAATAGTTGCAGAAGAGTTAGCAGTAGGTAATATTGTTGCTTGGTATCAGGGTCATGGTGAGATCGGACCTCGTGCATTGGGTCATAGGAGCATTCTTGTTAATCCTAGGTGTGAAAACATCAAAGATGTGCTGAATAGTAAGGTTAAGCATAGAGAACACTTCCGTCCTTATGGTGCCTCAGTCCTACGAGAAGACGCTCCAAGGCACTTTGATGTACCTGACGGTGCAAATATGCCTTGGATGAATGTTTCTGTAAATGTTACTGATAATGACCTGACATCTGTCACACATGTCGATGGTACATGTAGGATCCAAACTGTTGAAGGTGATGACTGCTATGCCAGACTATTGCGAGCATATAAAGACATCACAGGTGACAGTGTACTGCTCAATACCTCACTAAATTTAGGTGGTAGTCCTATCGCATCTAGTTTCTGGGAAGCGAAGGAGTTGTTTAGTAAAAAAGATATTGACTTTTTATGTATTGGTAATGATCTACTTCATAAATAGGTGAAGTTACTTCTTCTCTATGGATAACCCAAAGAAAGAGGAAACCAAGAAGGACAACAAATTTGAGTGGGCGGATGAGGGTGTATCAACTCTCGTTCGAGTTATTATACTTGGATGGTCAGCAGCAATTCTGACCCTTAACTATGTAACTGTTCCTGGTATTCCTCAGAAAAATATTGATCCAACTTTTATCGCCAGTGTGTTCACTGGAACCTTAGCCACTTTTGGAGTGATGCCCTCCAAGAAAAAGGATGAAGATAAAACTCCTACATTACCGAAAAAAGATGAGAAAATTTCTTAGTTTGATTTGTTTGCTGGGTGTCATGTTCATGGCAGCACCAGTCTTTGCCGTTGATGTTGTCATGGGTGCTGGGGGTAACCTAGCATTTGAACCTAATGAGATTACAATCTCAGCAGGTGACACACTACACTTCGTAAATGAGGCACTACCTCCTCACAATATTATTGTTGAAGCACGTCCCGATCTTTCGAGAGAGGCACTGCTCTTTGCACCTGGTGAGTCACAAGATATTCTATTCGCTGACGCTGGCGACTATAATTTCTTCTGTGGTCCACATCAGGGTGCAGGTATGACAGGTACTATTCACGTCGAATGAGGACACAATGCAAAAAGTAGTTAATGTTATCGCGTTACTTTCAGGTCTAGTTTCATTTTCAATTCTAGGGGGTGGTGCTTATCTCTATATTCAAAAGGATGCACTCATTGAGAGTGCTACAAAGGCAGCAACAGAGGCAGCGACAGAAGCAGTCGTAGGCGCATTGCCTGGTCTGGTTGGTGGTCTCATGCCATCGGTGCCTGAGTTGCCTGGTGCAACTGGTGGTGCCATTCCTGCCTTACCAGGTGCTGGCGCTGCCGTACCAGGTGCTGGCGTACCTGGGGTGCCATCGGCAACTGGTAGTGTACTGCCATTCTAATGGAACCTATACGTGAGATTGGAACTAACATTATTGAAATCCGACAGATAGATATACCTGTTTGGAGTTTTAGTGAACCTTCCAACTCACAATATATAAGTCCACCAGTTACTGTCAACATCGGCATACCCGTTGTTGACATACCTGGGTGTGTAGAAGCACACGAAACTAATAACTCTAAGAACAATAAAGTTGGGGTTGATGATTCAAATGGTTTGGTTACGTATTGCGATTCTGGTTATCCCAGTTTTAACCCTATTTCTTTTGAACCGAACAGGATGACAATAACTGGTCCACCTACCGTTGGTGGTACCAAAGTAGATGAACCAAAACCAGTACCACCAACACCAGAAGTAAACACACCACCTGTTGCTACTGCTGTCGTAGAATGTCCGACACCAGCACAGGAAGCAAAGGAACCTGTTGGTACATTGGTAGAAGGATTTAGAAAAGAAGTTGTTGAATATAAACTAGTTGGTAATGAATGTGTACAGGTTACAGAAGCAGTTCCTCTACATACACAAATAATTGCTGGTCTACCTAGTGGTGGTCAAGTTATGCAGGTAGGTGGCATTGCTGTCATCGCTACTACATCAGCACTATTAGCAAAACCGCTGGCAGATCTACTATTGAAAGTAGTCAAACCAACGGTTAAGAAAGTTATTAAAAAGATTGCTAAACTCAGGGGGAAGGAGAGTAAGGTACCGTCTGTAAACGAACGTCGTTTGGAGCAGCGTCAGAGGAATCTTGCAATTCGGACTCTTCGGGAGGCACTGAAACCGAAGGGATAGTATGTCTGTGATCTTTAATCTGATTCACATTCATCACCACGACATCGGCACATATTTTATAGTAAGGGCTCTTGGGGTGGAACATGATTCCTTCCTTCATAAGAGATCCACAATTTTTTAATCTTGCAATCTCAAAGTCTAATCTTTTATTGGCAGCAGTTTGTTGTAGCAAATCAATACTTGCTGCTGCCGCTTCCTTACATTGGTCCTGCAACTTCTTATCAATGGGTGTACTCCATGTCATAGAGAAC